AGCTGAAGCTAATGCTTTAGGCATTTTCTTCATTACTCCCCAGAGATCATCGTCATACATTTCACGTGTAACTTTGAAACCCTTTTTAAAGGTTGTGTGAACGTAAGTTTTATCGTATCCTTGAATTGGTTCTTCGTAAGTAACCGCAGCTCCTTCCGAAGTAGCTACCAACTGTCCTAGTCCAGATACAGAAGAATCATATTCTTGCTGTCTGGAAGAAGAAGAAACATTAAAGATACTGTCATACATCGTTGGTAACTGTGAATACTGTTCGAAGTAGATATCCCGGAAACCGGGTTCTAAAAGATCAGAGAAGTTAGAACGTGTAGCAGCACCACTTGCGACTAATGTCATATGTTTGTTTTATCAGTGAGTAGTTTAACCTGCCCAGATTTGATGTTCGGCTATTGAGTATAGTCCATGTGCTGTATTTTCTGGATCAGTTCCCCAAATGAGCAACATACCGATAGTATCATCGGTATTATCTTCATCTGGTTGGTCTGAAGCAGCAATTACGTCACAAAATGAACCGGGTTTATCCGAGTCATTAGTTGATCCGATTGCAGCATCAGGTTGAGCAGAATATACAGACATAGGATCTATGTCAACGACAACTTGAAATTTCTTATCTGTAGTGTTATCACTTGCAGCAGCATAAGTTTTTGTTGATGCGGTATACGTTCCGTCTTTGGTGACCTTGGAGTTATCCATGTCAATCCCAAATTCGTCAGTAAGTCCGACAACAATACCCATAATCCACGAGGAAGCACCAGAGACAATTGCGGCTCCATCAGTTACCATTATCGCATCTCCGACAGTGATTGTCTCACTACCAGTGATAGGAAAGGACTTTTGAATACCGGAGGTTCTACCAGCCAAATTATATTTGAACTGGAAACCTGAATCAGTTATAGCCATTTTTGTATCAATCTAGTTATTTAGAGGCTTTTTTGTTTGGCGTATCCATCACGCTTAATGCCTAATTGGTCAGCGACTTTTTTCTCATCTGAAGTTAAATCAGTTTGAGACTGTCCGCTATCAGCTTTAGCTGAAGATCCGCCACCAGCAGAAGCTTGAGATTTGGTATACATTTCTTTTACCGCTTCAAACTTACCACTCTGTTTCGCCTTATCAACTGTAACGATTTCGTGGGATTTTTCTAAAGCACTCTTCAACGGAAGATTCATAGATTTCATAGCAGGAATCCATTTAAGCATTTCCTTCCATGTTTCTGTTCCCTCTTTCGCATCGGGGTGTCTTTGAGAAAATTCGTCCACTGCATCTACAATCTGTTGCTTTTCTAGTCTTTCAACTTTTTGTTGCAACGGTGAAACAGTATCCCGAACTTTTGACTCCAGAACTTTATCAGCAACTATTCCCTTTTGGGGAGTAGGAGCCACTTCAGTAGGAGTCGGATTGCCTTTACCATCATAAGCTGCCTGAACTTGTTCCAGTAACTTTGGATCATCATATAGCACTTGCATCACTTCTGCAGTTTGAGCAAGTTGAGCATCCTTTCGTTTACCTTCGTCTAGGAGACGTTGAGCCTCTTTCGATGATTCAGTGAACTTAGTCTTGTAGTCAATCTCTTCGGTTAATTTTTTCTCTGGTTGCCCACCAGCAGGTGTTGTTTCGCCTGTCGTCTTATCCGAGGGTTTATCGACATCCTCCTGGCTTTCGCCTGTGATGTCCTCTCCAAGGTTAGAAGTCATATTTTTATTTTCCTTATCCGTCCTATAAATAGGGTTGGGATTTATTGGTTAATTAGTATTATTGAGGTTTATTGCTTTCGAATTCTGATTTTCGCATCTCTTCCCACATTCCTTCTGTTACTGTTCCTGTGTCCCCACCTACGTGGGCACATGAGGCAGAGGTATCACAATAAACTTTGTATCCCTCTTCTTTTGCTCGTCTAAAGAAATAATGATCTTCGGACTCCCTTAGTTTCTCACCATACCCGGAGGTAAAGTAATACCAAGGAGCTCCTATCTTGTCGAATACTTCTTTCTTTATTAGTGCACATCCCATTCCTGCTGAATCAATTTCGATCAGCTTATCTTTTTCATAGAAAACCTTAGTGTCATGTCTTCCTGGTGCATCTGATTCTTTAAAGATTACTGGGAAGAATGGCGGTGTTTTGCTAAAGTATAAGCCGGTTACAATGTCCTTATCGTGTCGTAGAAGCCTGGTAATGACGTCTATAGGTGGAATTACATCTGAATCTAAGAAAAAGATATAATCGCCTTTTGCCAAATCCACAAGATAATTTCGTGCTTCATCTACGATAAGCCCATGAGTCATTAATAATTCATATTGCTTAAATGGTTTTTGCATTATAGTTAGACGTTGTGCCCATGATGGACTCACGTCTCGACTACATGGAACAGCTATTGTTAGTATCTGATCCATCATGTCTTTTTGTTTTTTCTCCTTTTTTTTACTCATATGCTTATCCTCCTTTAATGATTAAATCATTTTTTGCATTTCAAGAGAAGCCATATACTTTTCAGCAAACTGATAAGTTGCTTTCGCAAATATAGCTTTCTGTAATAGTTCACGTCTCTCTTTCTCAACTAATTTTTTTGGTATAATTATATGTTCCCCTTTCGATTCAATCTTAGCTTCTCTTAAATGATTGTGCATCATTTCTTTTAAAGTCTTGATTGTATTTTTGACCTGTGACTTAGTCATAGTTCCTAGTTGAATTTGAAACTTTGATTTAGCATCCCTAGGTAAAGGCAAGTCTTTTGTTGCCTTATGGAAATCCATTCTCTCTGGGAGTTTTTCTTGGTTATATTCCATTTTTGTCGGTGGGGTATATGTCATAATTATTTTTTAGTGAATTTGTGTTTTGGTGCTTTCCAACTGACAGGAGTGCCAGGCAGTTTTCCGATTACTCGAAATGCAGGATTACCATATTCACCAGCTTTACGTTTCATCGTATCTAAACTAGCTTTGGCAAATCCTTTTACTGTCTTAGCTCCTTCGTAGAAAAAGTTACTTACGCCCATATTTTTTTTCTTTTAATTGTTTATCTCGTTTTATCTTATAGTCCCCCTGTATTTTTTTAAAATCTTTAAGTATTAATCTCATTCCATCTACGAAACCCTCGTTATATTCCACTCTCTTCCTATCTCCTAAGGACCTCACTGCATAATTGTGTGCTCTCCACTCAACTATATCTTTATAAAGTTTAAACCCTTCAGTTAGAGACATACTCGATAGAACTACAGTATTCTCTCGAATAACTTTTTGTGGAGATGGCATTTTTTTCCATCTCAAGAATTTTGCAAATTTCATATATTTTCCTCCTTATTGATTAACGTTGACACCATTCTGCTGTTGAGCAGGCATGACATCGCTTTGTTGTACTTGTTGTTCACCTTGGTTTCCTTGACCTTGTCCAGGCATTGATTCTATTCCTCCAGCAGCCTGTGTTTGTCCTTGACCCATAGGTGGTTCTCCTTTTTTAGTAAGTAATACTTCAGAATCCTTTTCATGGGAATCTATTAACATTCTTACTAGTTCTCTTTGATTAACATCTGGATGCCCTTTAGCTCTATCAAATAAGTTGATAGTCTTTTGAGCTTCTAGTTCTTTAGAGATTGGAAGGGTAGCACCGGTTACTACGACAACATCCATTTCACCCATAATACTTTTCTCATCTGCTTCAAACCATTCATCGCCATCGCCAGATGATTTTCTAATTTTAGGGAATGTTTCTTCATCGTATACTTTACCATCGGTACCAATTACCTGTTTAATCTTAGGCATTTTGTAGAACTGTTTTACGTTTGATACACGCTGTCTGCCTATTCGATATAGTGCCATTCGTTCCATAAGTTTTAATACGAAACGTATTCTCTTAAGTGAAGATTCTTTCATGATAGCTACTTCTGTAGCTGTATCACCTGCACCACCAAGTTGTTGTGTTCTTGCATCAACACCTGTGGCAATTATGATATCATCTCTTAGCATTTCTTCTTCACGATAAGCACCTGTGTTAGCTTGTGGTCCTTTGATAAATTCTATAGAACCGGATGGTCCTCTAAAGATTTTATTAGGTTCTGATATAGCATCCTCGTCATCCATTTCAACCTTATCATCAACGAGTATCATGCTATTTATATTAAGTTTGTTTTGGTCTAATCGCATATTGCGAATAGTATTTTTCTCTTCTTGTAATGATCTAATCAATGTTGGTAAACCTATACCATAGAAAGACCTTACTTTTGGAATATATACAGATTGTACATATGGTAATTCTTTATGTTTATATGGATTTGGATTTCCAACTTTAGTTAGTAAAACTCCATTAGCTACGATTGTAAACATATCTTTCTTACAGTTGTAGTAGTATAATACTTCTACTTTATCTGTGATTTCTTCATTCTTATACCAATCCCATTCTACTCCATCTTGGGAGATTACTTTCTTTGCATCGGGATATATTTCATCATAGTTCTGATGGAATGTAACTTCATCCATCATTTCCATTTCAACAGAGTCTACTGCATTATTCATACTAGTTGCAGCTTCATCTATCCAGAAATTCTTAATGTAAATGGATTTAAAATGTACATCATCAAAAACAGTTTTCATGTTTTCTTTCCATTTCTTAGGAACAGCAGTTTCTACACCATCTTTATCTGTTTCATATTCTTCTATTTCTTTTTCAACGATAGTATCTGTCTTCCAGTATTCTTTGCCAATAGCTGTACCATAGATTGATGCTTGTAGCATATGGTCCATGAGTTCTAATTGACCTTGTCCTTTCTCCCATGTGTATTGAAATACACTATTGAGATTCTCGGCACGTTTAGTATCACCCTTTTCTCTAGGCATATATGTAATGCCGGGGTTCTGGTCTATAGCCTCCGCTAAGGATGCTAGGATAGCCGATGTAGTATCTGGTAGTTTAAGACGTGCTTTCCAATCTTCATCTGGCACATTGGTTTGTGTCATCTGATATTGGTCGTCATCATCTTGCCAGAGTTTCTCGGCCTTATACCTTCCTGTTTTCATATCTTCAAATCTTTTATACACAAATAGCAGTTCTCCCTTCTGTGGGTCTGTTGGTGTATAACTGATTTTATTTTTATTCTCTTCCATATTAATATCTTGTTAGTTGGGATGTAAATTGTTTAATTTTCTTCTTGAACTTATTCTCACGTTTCTTATAAATGATATGTAATTGATACGATAAGGCATCAACAATGTCATCGTGTGCTGTACGAGGAAAGTTTACCATCTGATATTTAAGGTCTTCCATTCCCTCTCTCACAAATATCTGTCCAGATTCGTAACGTGGTTGTAATGTTCTTATACGTCTTTGTTTATCCATGTCTGGTTTAAGCTCTACCATTGAGAAGAAAGTATTTCTCTTTCTCATCTCATCCTGTAAGTTTATACTTAAGGATTTCTGAAAGGCTGTAAGCTCTATACCAATTCTAGTTGGGTTATATTGATTATATAATCTAAACAACTCATCCCAGAAGTCTTTTCCTGCAAGACGTTTGTTTACGTAGTCGATAACAAAAATTCTATTTTCTTTATCAACTCCACAAACAACCATCGCTGTATAATCTGCAGACTCTTTAGTTGAGATAGCAGGATCAATCGTTATAAAAACATTAACCAATGCAGATGTGTTGCGTTCAAACACATTGTATTTAGTTTCTCCTATGTAATGTCTAAGTTCATTCACTACCAACTTTCCATTCTCGAAGTTACCAGTCCATTCACGATAATCATTCCATCGGAATGTAGCATCATCTCTAGGTACTGGTTCATTCAAGTACTGACACGAATAGATATAAGAACCTTGTGAT